GGCAGCGGACCTACCTGAGATCGTGCGGCTTGCTAAGGAAATGCATGCCGAGACGTCTTTTCGCACATTGTCCTTTGACGAAGCCAAATCCGCTGCCGAAATCATGTCTTGCATGACGAACCCGACCAATTTTGTCTGTGTCGCTGAAGACAAGGGGCGGTTGGTCGGCATTGTCGGCGTTTATTTGGCAAGCCCGTACTTTTCCAACGACCGGGTGGTGTACGACCACATGTGGTACGTCTCGAAAGAGGCGCGGGGGAGCCTTGTGGGGTCGCGTCTGCTCAAATTTGTAACCCAATGGTCCGAGGTCCAAGAAGCGAAGGCCATCTTCCTGACGCTGGGGTCAGATACCCACACTGACCGCACCGGAAAGCTGGCAGAACTACACGGATACCACCTTTTGGGTGGTTTTTACCGCAAGGATATCGAAAATGGCTAATCTTGAACTGCTTCCGGACGAGGTCCTGAAGGAATTTTTGGAACTTAACGAAGCCCGCCGCTCTAGGGAAGTGCGCGAAAAGTCCCAAGACAACTTTATGCCGTTTGTGCACCACGTGTACGAAAACTTCATCGTCGGCAAACACCACAAGATCATTGCCGAAAAACTAGAGCAGGTGGCCCGTGGCGAGATCAAGCGCCTGATCATCAACATGCCTCCGCGACATTCGAAGTCGGAATTCGCCTCTTATCTAATGCCCGCGTGGTTCTTGGGTCGGAATCCGAAGTTGAAAATCATTCAGGCGACCCACAATACCGAACTGGCGGTCAGGTTTGGTCGAAAAGTCCGCGACTTGATTGATTCTGAGACGTACAAAGAGATTTTTCCCAAGACGATCCTAAAGGAAGACTCCAAATCGGCTGGTCGGTGGTCCACGGACAAGGGTGGGGAGTACTTTGCGGCTGGTGTGGGCGCTGCCGTGACGGGTCGTGGTGCTGATTTGTTCATCATCGACGATCCGCACTCCGAACAAGACGCACTTTCAGAGACTGCGTTCGATAACGCCTACGAATGGTACACTTCAGGCCCCCGCCAGCGTCTCCAACCGGGCGCTTCCATCATCGTGGTCATGACAAGATGGGGTAAAAAGGACCTAACAGGGCGTCTGATCGCTGCCCAGAGCAACGATGTGCTTGCCGACCAGTGGGAAGTGGTCGAATTCCCGGCAATCCTGCCGTCTGGCAACGCTTTGTGGCCCGAATTCTGGAAAAAGGACGAACTTTTGCGGGTCAAGGCGGCTTTGCCCCTCGCAAAGTGGTCCGCGCAGTGGCAACAGCAGCCCACATCGTCGGAATCGGCCATCATCAAGCGGGAATGGTGGAAAAACTGGGACAAAGAGAAGGTCCCCAACCTCATTTACATCCTTCAGGCCTACGATACGGCATTTTCGAAGAAAGAGACCGCCGACTACTCTGCCATCACGACTTGGGGCGTCTTTACCCCTGTGGAAGGCGAGTCTGACGGCATAATTTTGCTTGATGCCAAGCGAGGGCGGTGGTCCTTCCCTGAATTGAAGGAAGTTGCGTGGGAAGAGCACGAATACTGGGAACCAGACATGGTTTTGATCGAGGCCAAGGCCTCTGGACAGCCGCTGGCGGACGAGTTTAGGGCCCGGGGCATACCTGCGCTGACGTTTAGCCCCGGTCGGCGGGGCAAGGGCGGGTTCGACAAAAACACCCGTATGCACCTTGTTGCGCCGTTGTTCGAGGCGGGGCGCGTATGGGCTCCAATAGAGAAGACATTTGCTGAAGATGTGATAGAAGAGGTTAGTGCATTCCCATCTGGCGACCATGATGACTTTTGTGATAGCATGACACTAGCCTTAGCACGTTTTCGGCAAGGAGGGTTTGTTACCCTTCATGGGGAAGACGACATGTCTGATACCGGATACCGCAAGAAACGGGAGTATTACTGATGGCAATCGTTGATCGAGCTTTCCAAGTGGATGATCCGCTTGCTCCCAGCGTAGACGTTTCTGTGGATGCCCCAGAGGATTTTGCTGGCGGGGCAGAGATTATCCCAGATGGGATGGGCGGCGTAACCGTTCAGGCGTTGCTTGAAAATGCCTTGGAAACCATCGATCAGATAACTCCGTTTCTGGAGCATGGCGCAAACCTTGCCGAATACCTCGACGACAGCATCCTGAAGGAACTGGCGTCAGAAGTGACCCAAAACTACGAGGATGACCTCCAATCCCGCCAAGAGTGGGAAGAGTCCTATGCCAAGGGCCTAGACCTGCTGGGCATCAAGTATGAAGAGCGCACAGAGCCCTTTGAAGGGGCCTCTGGCGTCACCCATCCGATGATCATGGAATCGGTTACCCAGTTCCAAGCACAGGCCTACAAGGAGCTTCTGCCGTCCTCTGGGCCCGTTAAAACGCAGATCTTGGGCCTGAAGTCCCCTGAAGCGGAAGCACAGGCTGGGCGCGTCAAGGACTTCATGAACTACCGCATTACCGAGGTCATGTCGGAATATGACCCGGGCATGGACCAGATGCTGTTCTATCTGCCTTTGTCCGGCTCGACCTTCAAGAAGGTGTACTTCGACCCGGTACGTGGTCGTGAAGCGTCCGACTTCATCCCTGCGCAGGATTTGGTGATCCCGTACTCGGCTGTCGATCTCGACACCGCGCCCCGCGTTACGCACGTTTTGAAGATGCAGGACAACGATGTCCGCAAGATGCAGCTTTCAGGGGCCTACCGCGACGTTGACCTAGGTTCACCCGAAAGCACGGGAACCCCAGATCAGGTCAAAGAAAAGGTCGATGACATCGATGGTCGCTCAAAAAGCTTCAGCGATGACACGCGGACACTGCTGGAATGCCACGCGGAACTGGACATCGAAGGCTTTGAGGACGCTGGGGAAGACGGGGAACCAACAGGTCTAAAGCTGCCCTACATCGTCACGCTGGACAAGGATTCGAACACAATCCTGTCAATCCAACGAAATTTTGATCCAAACGACCCGCTCAAGCGTAAGCGCCAATATTTCGTGCATTACAAGTTCATGCCCGGGCTTGGCTTCTACGGCTTTGGCCTTATCCACATGATTGGTGGCCTTGGTCGGTCGGCAACATCCATCCTGCGCCAGTTGATCGATGCTGGTACGCTTGCCAACCTGCCCGCTGGCTTCAAGGCCAAGGGGGTCCGTGTCCGCGACAACGACTCGCCCCTGCAGCCGGGGGAATGGCGTGACATCGACGCACCGGGCATGGATCTGCGCAATGCGCTGGTTCCGCTGCCGTACAAGGAGCCGTCTGCCGCCTTGGCACAGCTTATGGGTGCGCTGATCGACGATGGTCGCCGCTTCCTGTCACTGGCTGACTCCCAGATGGCGAACATGCAGGGTGAAGCCCCTGTAGGCACGACTGTGGCGCTCTTGGAGCGCGGCATGAAGGTCATGTCGGCCATCCATAAGCGTCTGCATTACGCCCAGAAGACCGAATTCCGGCTTTTGGCACGGGTGATCAAGGAAAACCTGCCCGCCGTATACCCATATGCGATTGCAGGGGCCCCCGCAGAAATGATGCTGTCCGACTTTGATGACCGCGTGGACATCATCCCGGTTTCAGATCCAAACATCTTCTCGATGTCGCAGCGCGTGACGCTGGCCCAAAGCGAACTGCAGATGGCCCAAAGTGCCCCGGAGATCCACAATCTTCGCGAAGCTTACCGCCGCATGTATCAGGCGCTGGAAGTCCAGAATATCGAGGAAATTCTGCCGCCACCGCCTCAGCCGCAGCCTACGGACGCGGCACTCGAGGGCGGCGCTCTGTTGATGGGCCAAGGCGCACAGGCATTCCCAGATCAGGATCACGACTCCCATATTCAGGCCCATATTGCGATTGCAAAGATGGGTCTGGTTGCAGTGAACCCGATGATCGTGGCTGGCCTCGCTGCCCATGTGCTTCAGCATATCTCCTTCAAGTCCCAGCAGATGGCACAGGAGCAACTGCAGCAGGAAGCCATGCAAGCTTACCAGCAGCAAGGTGCGGAGTTGGGCGGTCAGATTGGTATGGCGGCTCAGTCCGGCCAGATGCCCATGGACATGGCTATGGGCCAAATGATGCAGATCCCGACTATGATCCAGCCTCAGATGCCCACCCCTGAGCAGATTCAAACCCGTGTGTCCCAGATCCAAGCGCAGTTGATCGCTGAAATCCTTCCGATGCTGTCTGCGCCACCCCCTGATCAAGGGGGTGACCCGCTGGTTGCCATCCGCATACAGGAACTGGCTATCAAGAGCCAAGAGGTCCAAAATCGGACCAAGAACGATCAGGAAAAGCTGGCGCTGGATCAGAAAAAGCTTCAGCAACAGGCCGTATCTGATGCTTCCCGTATCGAACTTCAAGAACAGGTCTCCAATGACCGGGTTCAAGTTTCCCGTGAGCGCATTGCTGCGAGCATAATGAAAGACCAAAACAAAGGGAACAGATGATGCATGTTGTTGTCTTTGCAAAAGCTTTGTATAAGCAACTGGATGAGCGTCGGAATATACTGTCCGAACAACTCGTCCTCGGTGCCGCTTCTAGCTATGAACAGTATCGGCAAATTGTAGGCGAGATTCAGGGCCTCGACTACTCTCGAGAAACGCTTAGGGCCCTGCTAGAAAAGACGGACGACGATGTCGAAGACACTTTACGTTCCTGATCACGTTGCGCAGAGGATTGCAAAACAGAAGGCCGAAGCAACTGCTTCCCCTTCATCTGTTCCTTCCCCCTATGTGGAAGAGTCCTCTCGGGTTCTAGACCCCTCGCTTCTAGACAAGCCACTACTTGACCGCCTACCCCAGCCTACGGGCTGGAGAGTGTTGGTTATGCCCTATAAAGGCAAAACCAAGACAGACGGAGGCCTAATCCTTCCGGATCAGGTTCGCGAACGCGAAGCCCTTGCCACCGTTGTTGCGTATGTCCTCAAGATTGGCCCTGCGGCCTATCAAGACTCAAACAAGTTTGGGGACAGCCCAGAACCGTGGTGCAAGGAAGGTCAATGGGTATGCATTGGCCGTTATGCGGGGTCTCGTTTTAAAATTGATGGCGGTGAAGTCCGCATCATCAATGATGACGAGGTAATCGCGACAATTCTTGAACCCGATGACATCCAACACATCTAAGGAGGCACTCATGTCTGATGACAATGATGATATCGACGTTGAAGTCGAAGAGGGCTCTCAGGTAGAGGTCCTTGCAGACGATTCCGATGACGAACTTGCGGATTATGGCAGAAAGGCCAAAACCCGGATCAACCAGCTTACGGAAAGGTATCGCCGCGAACAGCGCGTGGGTGAGGAAAGCAAGCGTCTTTCTGAGCGCCTTTACCAAGAGAATCAGGCCCTAAAGCAACGCATTAAAGGGTTGGATTCTGGCTACTTGGGCGAATACGGCACACGTCTTGAGGCACAGGCCGCTGCGGCCAAGGACGCCTTTAAGAAGGCCTATGAGTCTGGCGATGCTGAAGCCTTGGTGTCTGCACAAGAACAGATGGGCAAGATTTCCATAGACCAAGAGCGGTATCGGCTTGCAAAACAGCGGACAGAACGCACGGAACGTGATGAACGCGCTGGGCAGGAAATGCCCGTCCAACAACAGCAGTACCAACAGGCCGCACAGCCGCAAGTTGACGGCAAGGCAAAGACTTGGGCGGAGAAGAACGAGTGGTTTGGCACGGACAAGATGCTGACCGCAGGTGCTCTAGCAATCCACAGTACACTTGTGGAAGACGAGGGGTTTGACCCAACGTCAGAAGAGTACTATAGTGAGATTGATCGTCGTGTTCGTCGGGAGTTCCCGAACAGGTTCAAGACGTCACAATCGGCTGCACCAGCGAGAGTCGCCTCTGTCGCTGCGTCTGCATCTAAGGCCGCTACACAGGGGCGCAGGTCAGTGAAGCTCACAGCTTCGCAGGTTGCGATGGCGAAACGGTTAAACGTTCCGCTGGAAGAATATGCCAAGTATGTGAAGGATTGAGATCATGACCGACAGAACACCACGCGAAAGCGCAACCCGCGACACAACATCGCGCCGTAAGCCTTGGGCCCCGCCCAGCACCCTTGATGCCCCGCCGCCTCCTGAAGGATACAAACATCGGTGGGTACGCGCCTCTATCAGAGGCGAAGAGGATAAGGGTAACGTGTTTAACCGCATTCGTCAGGGCTATGAGCCCGTCCGTGCGGAAGAGCATCCGGGATACCAAGCCCCAACTATCGAGGACGGCAAGCATGCCGGGGTCATCGGAAACGGTGGTCTTATCCTCACCCGAGTACCTGTCGAAACAGTCCACGAAAGAACCGCGTATTACGGGGGCCGGACCCGCGAACAAATGGAAGCTGTCGATCAGGACCTGATGAAAGAGCAACATCCGTCGATGCCGATCAATCAACAACGGCAAAGTCGGGTATCATTTGGCGGACGTAAAAAGTCCGACTAATTAGGAGCAACGTCTATGGCTAACGCGACTGGTTCGTTCGGGCTTCGCCCGATCAACCTTGCTGGTGGTGCACCCAACAGCCAAGGTACTAACGCGTATTTCATCGGCTCGACCGCTTCGGCTATTTATCAAGGTTCCCCTGTCATTGCAGTCAATGCTGGTCAAATTGCCATCACTGGTTCTGCTTCGGGCGACACCTATAAACACGTCGGTGCGTTTCAAGGCTGTGAATACGTCTCTTCTACGACCGGAAAGAAGGTCTTCGGAAACTTCTGGCCCGGTTCGGGTTATGCAAACACAAACTTCGACATCGTCGGATATGTGTATGACAACCCACTGCAGCGTTTTGTGATTGCGACCGATGCGTCGTTCACTGACCGCGCAACGGCAAAGGCTGCGATTTTTGAGAACACCCAGTTTGATTCCGGTACGTCAGGTTCAGCGGTAACCGGAAGCTCATCGGCTTCTCTCGATGTTGCAACTTTGGACGCTTCGGATGCCTCTTTGCCTTTGAAGATCTTGGGTATCTACGAAAACCCGATTAATCAGGACTTTGCGGCTGCTGGTGTCCAAATGATCGTCATGTTCAACAACCATGCTCTTCTGGAAGCTAATTCCGAAGGCACGGTGGCATAAGGGGTCTGATCAATGGCTATTTCGCGCGCCCAGTTGTCGAAAGAGCTTGAGCCCGGTCTCAATGCTTTGTTTGGCATGGAGTATGCTCGGTATGAAAACCAGCATGCTGAAATCTACACCACCGAGTCTTCGGATCGTGCATTCGAAGAGGAAGTCATGCTGTCCGGTTTTGGATCAGCACCGACCAAATCGGAAGGTTCGGGCATCTCGTATGACGATGCTCAGGAAGCCTACACCGCTCGGTATAACCACGAAACCATCGCACTGGCCTTCTCGATCACCGAGGAAGCTGTCGAGGACAATCTGTACGACCGCCTTGGCAGTCGCTACACGAAGGCCCTTGCACGTTCGATGGCCCACACTAAGCAGGTAAAAGCCGCTGCAATCCTGAACAACGCCTTCACGGCGGGACCTTCGGCTGGCGGCGACGGCGTGGCTCTCTGCGCCACCAACCACCCGCTGGTTAACGGTTCGACCTTTGCGAACCGCCCCACCACTGATGCTGACCTGAACGAAACCTCGCTCGAGGACGCTTTGATCACCATCGCTGGTTTCGTGGACGAACGCGGCCTGAAGACCGCTTTGCGTGGCCTGAAGTTGGTGCTGCCGCGCCAACTGCAGTTCGTTGCAGAGCGTCTGATGGTTTCCAACCTCCGCGTTGGCACTTCGGACAACGACGTGAACGCCATCCGTTCGATGGGCATGTTGCCGGAAGGCTACACTGTCAACGACTTCCTGACAGACCCCGATGCATTCTTCATCAAGACGGATGCTCCGCGTGGTTTCGTGCACTTCGAGCGCACCCCGCTCTCGACGGGCATGGAAGCAGACTTCGACACGGGCAACATGCGCTACAAGGCACGCGAGCGTTACTCGTTCGGTTTCTCGGACCCTCGGGCCGTGTACGGAACGATTGGGGCTTAATCAGTCGAAAGGCTGGTGCTTTGAAGGGCGAGGGTAAAACCTCGCCCTTTTCTTTTGGGGCAGTCCCGTGTAGTATGGCCCAAAGGGCTTTATGGCTGCGTAGACAGGATGCCCTTCCTGACGTTGCACAGACTACGCGGCAAAACCTTGTGCAAGGGGTAAGACTATGGCTAACACAACTTTCTCCGGTCCCGTCCGTTCGCAAAACGGTTTCCAGACCGTTTCGGTTAACTCCACCACTGGTGCTGAAACCATCACAGGCTCGTTTGGCTTTGGCATCGCAAACCCCGCTGGTGTCGGCATCACTGCAGGTACGGGCACGGTTTACGAAACCTCCGTCGCCCGCAACAACGGCATCGTGACCACCTCGATCATGCTTGACCTGACTGGCCTGCAGTCTGGCGGCACCGCGGGCGACATCATTGGCACTAACGGTGCGGGCGTGGCTTACATTGCTCGGATCACGACTGCCAATAACGGCACAGTCTTCGGCGTTCGCATGACCTGCTACGAGCTCCCAGCGGGTGGCGACACCGACATCGACCTGTACTCGGCCACCGAAGGTACGGGCGTGGAAGACGTCGCGATCTCGACCCTGACCGAAACGCAGGTCATCAACTCTGGCACTCTGGCTTTGGGGTCGGCTGTCTTTGGCACCGACATCGCTGCCAATCAGTACCTCTACCTCGTTGGTCAGGGCACGGCGAATGCGGCCTACACCGCAGGTCGTCTGCTGATCGAAATCTTCGGCTACGACGCCTAATAGGGGTAGTTTTAAATGTCCGGTTCTGACGTAAAATCAAAACGGGTCACGGCAACGGGGGCGTTCACTGTTGGACGCTCTCGTCTTCGTATGCTCGTCGTTACGACAACTGCTACGGCAGGGCGCTTGACCATGACTGACGGCAACGGGGGCGCAACCCTCTTGGACGTCGATCTCGTTCCGAGCGTTACGCACAACTTTTACATCCCCGATGAGGGGATCGTGTTTACGTCGGACCTATATATCTCGACGTTGACAAACATTACCTCGGTCACAGCCTTCTACTCATAAGGGTGGACGCCAATGGCAAAGTCTCCGGCATGGCAGAGGAAAGAGGGCAAAGATCCAAAGGGCGGGTTGAACGCCAAGGGCAGAGCTTCGGCAAAGGCCCAAGGCATGAACTTGAAGCCCCCGGCTCCGAACCCAAAGACCGAGAAAGATGCCAAACGGCGCAAAAGCTTCTGCGCACGTATGGGTGGAATGCCGGGGCCAATGAAGGACGAAAAGGGCCGTCCGACCCGGAAGGCCTTGTCTCTTAAGGCGTGGAATTGCTGATATGGCCGCTAGTTCCTCCACAAGAAAGCCCAAGCCCACGGCTAACCCCAAGGGCTTGGAGTATCTTCAGCAAGCGTACTTTGCTGGTCCAAGGGCAAAGACAGCGGCAGATGCCCCTGCTGATCGCATATTCATGGACCCTTCTGGGATGCCCCGCTTTGAGCAGCCTGATAACGAAGCAACTTTTGGGCCGAAGAACATAACGGACTATTACGCAAAGTTGCGTAGGCCCGGACCTCGCATGGATGGGGACCCAGCATCAACCTTACGCGCTACTGTGGTTCCTTTGAGCGAGGTCATGAACCACGACCTGTTGTACAAAGACTATCCAGAGCTAAAAGACATGCCTGTGTTGCTTTATCCCTCCAGCAAAAACAGTTATGTGAACTCGGTCGCTGGGTACGCACCGCAAGAACAAATTATCGACTATTTTAGCGATGACTACAGCAACATAAGTCCTTTTGAGGGCGCTTTTTACCCAGACCCTATGAACGACAATAAGGTTGAGACTTATGGTCCCGAAGAAGATGTCATGGCTAGGAGACTCCTAGACAGCCCTGTTGGGGCAATGTTCCTGACCCCAGACTCAAAAAGTCTGGATAAGCCGTACAGAGATTTTGGTTCCATACCAAACGACTACTCTAATGATTTCCAAGAATCCATGTTGGGCGCAACTCTTCACGAAACCCACCACGGGATCAATTCGCTTGAGGGAACAGACAAGTACGGCGCGTACCCAACAGACTTTAGGGACACCCCCGAGCTACAGCGATATCTTGCTAGGCCCACCGAGATGGAAGCCTTCCTTGCGCAGTCGCGCATGAGGATGCCAGAATCGGAGCGCTTTAGCGATGTGCCCGCGATGGCAAAGCTGTTCGAGAACAATGCGGCATGGAGAGATGAGGGCATTGCTGGGCAGTACATAGAGGATATTCTGGCCGAATCCGGCATCTACCCAGATGATCCAAACTATCGAAGCGAATACGCTGCGTTAATGAAGGATCTTATGAACAACGCAATAGTTGAAGAAAGCATGGTCCCATGAACCGTGGTAGTATGTCCAAACAGATCACCGAACCCGGAGGGAAAAAGATGGCAAAGCCAAAGTCCCGCGTCAACGAGGCTGGAAACTACACCAAGCCCTCTATGCGAAAGTCGCTCTTTGAGAGTATTAAGGGTGGCGGCAAGGGGGGTTCTCCGGGCCAATGGAGTGCGCGGAAGGCACAGATGCTGGCGCAGCAATACAAGGCTAAAGGCGGAGGTTACAAAGATTGAAAGCTCCGCAGAAAAGCCTAAAGAAGTGGGGGGACGAGGAGTGGGGAACCAAGAGTGGTAAGAACTCTACCCAAGGCTCAAAAGCCACTGGGGAAAGATACCTGCCCAAGAAAGCACGTGCGTCTTTGACAGCTTCAGAGTATGCTGCGACTACGAAGGCAAAGCGGGAAGGCACAAAGTCTGGAAAACAGTTTGTTGCACAACCGAAGAAGATCGCCGTGAAGACGGCACAGTTCAGGAAGTAGACATGGCGTTCTTGCAGTCAAATATACCGCACTTCAAGTGCTGGGTGAGACGAGAGTACACCCACAACCATGACAAGTATCATGGTGAGTTTATCCATGCTATGGCGATTGCGGTCACAACCCTTCCTAAGCGCTCCTTGTCATTCCAGATCCTGTTCACGGGCGCGGAAACATACGACACAGACGAGCCAAATGTGCATGGTGGCGCGATGTGGGCAAGGATGCCCATCACCGCCCTTGTCGGTGACACGCCGCTTGAAGAGTGGCCTGAGCCCATGCCTGTGTGGGCAGCGCAGCCGTGGGACTGTGCGTCTACCACACACAGCGTCTATGTGCTGGAGCGTTGTTCTCCATCGCCGTGGATGGCTAAGATTGACGGGAAGATGTATCCCGCAAAGTACTACTTCACCGTTGATTATACGGACTCAGAAGTAGCTGACGATCCTGCACAGCACAAACAGGCCCACGTGCTTGAGTTGTTGGACGCAGGAAAGTGGACGGGCAACATCGTTGCACTTCCGAATAACCGCGTTCGGGTGTCTCACCCTGCGTGGTTTGAAATGGGAGAAGGCGCTCCCGACTTCCGACCGTCTCAGCATATCCACTACAGCAAGTCAGATCTGGATTACACGCTAGACGTAAACCAAGTTTTTAACAATCTCTATGCGGAGTCAGATCATGATGAATAAGATGAAGACCAAAGGCTACAAGGCTGGCGGAAAAATTAAGATGGTTATGAAGGGCGGGAAAAAAGTTCCTGATTTTGCCGCTGATGGCGTTGGCAAAATGGCTCATGGTGGCACAGTGAAGAAGGCTATGGGCGGTCCTGTGTCCAAGGGCATGAAGAAGGGCGGCAAAGTGTCGGCTGACATGGTCAGCCCGCGCAAGGCCGAGGCCATGGGGCTTACCATGAAGGTTGGCGGCACAAAGCGCAGCAATGAGGGCCGTCGGTGACAACATCAGGTTCACGCGACTTCAACCTCGACGTCGCAGAAATGATCGAGGAGGCGTATGAGCGGTGCGGGCTTGAAGTCCGCACGGGCTATGACGCACGTACTGCTCGTCGGTCATTGAACTTGATGTTTGCTGATTGGGCCAACCGTGGCTTGAATCTGTGGACTGTGACCGAAGCAACCTTCACGGTTACGGCGGGGGATCCAAGTTATCCACTGGCTGAGGACGTCATCGACATCCTTGATGTCGTTGTGCGTCGCAGCAATACGGACTTCCAGATCGACCGCATCAGCCGAACGGAATACTTCACCCTGCCCAACAAGACCACGCAGGGCCGTCCCAGCCAGTTCTTCTTCGACCGGACGATCACCCCGACAATGTACCTGTGGGCCAGCCCGCAGAACTCCACGGACCAGATCCGCTATTACTACGTCCGCCGGATGCAGGATGCAGATACGTTGACCAACACGACCGACATCCCGTTCCGTTTCTTGCCTTGCATGGTGGCTGGACTTTCCTACTACCTAGCCATGAAGCGGGCTCCTGATCGCATGGCAATACTGAAGGCTGTTTACGACGAAGAATTCCAGCGGGCAGCGGACGAGGATAGAGACCGTGTATCCCTCAAGCTGCAGCCCGGAAGACCTTATTTGAGGGCCTGACGTATGTACGCAACGGGTAAAAAGGCTTGGGGCATTTCTGACCGTTCTGGCAAGCGCTACCGCTTGCGGGAAATGAAGAAGGAATGGACCGGGGCGCTTGTCGGTCCTGACGAATACGATCCCAAGCATCCCCAGCTATTCCCGCCCAAGGCATCCCCTGATCCAGAAGCCTTGAAGAACCCCCGTCCAGATCCGGAAGAGGGTCACGTTTACGTCTCCGTTGGAAACAACGTCTTTCCCCCTGTTGCTGTGCTCAATCCGTTGATGGGCAGCGTTGGCTTTGTTACCGTGGTGATATCATGAGCTTTACTTACGCAGAGTTAAAACAGGCCATTCAGGACTATACGGAAAACACGGAGACAACCTTCGTGAACAATCTTCCGCTCTTCATCCGTTTGTCGGAGGAGAGGATCTTGAAGAACGTGCAATTGACGTTGTTCCGTAAGAACGCAACGGCAAATGCCATAGTTTCAGACCAGTATCTAAACAGCCCTTCGGACTTCCTAGCCCCCTTTTCGTTGTCCTACACGGGGGCAAACGGGGACAAGGAGTTTGCGGAATTCAAGGACGTGACCTTCCTGCAGGAGTACACGCCAGACCCTACGACTCTAGGTGGTCCGAAGTACTACGCCCAGTTTGACAACGAAAACTTTGTCCTGAGCCCAACACCCAACTACGCCTACGTAATGGAACTGCATTACTTTTACCGCCCTGCAAGCTTGACGGCTGGCAGCGGAAGCGGAACAACATGGCTAAGTATCAACGCCGAACTAACCCTGTTGTACGGCTCACTGATCGAGGCCTACGTGTTTATGAAGGGCGACCCTGATTTGATGGCTAAGTACGACCAGCGTTTCCAAGAGTCCCTAATGGGCCTGAAGTTGCTGGGCGAAGCGCGTCAGGTGACGGATGAATACCGCACTGGCATGATCCTAAGGGCCAAACAGTAGGTGCAAGGACTGCTCTAAAAAAGCAGTTACAAAAGGCCGTGTTACGAGGTACAATGCCCTCGTTGAATCTGGGCAACAGAAATAGGAGGCCCCCTTGGCTATTACTCAAGCAATGTGCACTTCCTTTAAGGTGGAACTCCTTCAGGGCATTCACAACTTCACCACATCTACGGGGGATGTCTTCAAGCTGGCGCTCTACACAAGCACCGCCACTCTAGACGCCACTACTACGGTATACTCGGCAACGAACGAAGTAGCGAACACGGGCAGCTATGCTGCTGGCGGCGGTTCGCTGACGAACGTCACCCCGACGTCTACTGGAACCACGTCGTTTACCGATTTTGCGGACATCTCGTTTACAACTGTTACGCTGACGGCCCGAGGTGCGTTGATCTACAACTCAACGGATTCCAACAAGGCTGTTTGTGTTCTGGACTTTGGTTCCGACAAGACCGCCACCAACGGCACATTCACCGTTCAGTTCCCCACCGCTGACTCGACAAACGCCATCATCCGTATCGCATAAGGTGGCCTAGACATGGCTACCTTCGTCAACCGGGCAAAGATGACCACCGCGACTACGGGGACGGGGACGATTACTCTTGGGTCGGCGTCTTCAGGCTTCCAGAGCTTTGCTGCTGCTGGTGTAGCCGATACCAACACAGTCACCTATGTCATTGAGGATGGCACTGCTTTTGAAATAGGTAACGGGGTATACGCAAGCTCTGGTACCACGCTGACGCGGTCGCTCCTGTCATCAAGCACAGGAAACCTACTGGTTCTTACGGGCAACGCTGTGGTGTACGTTGCAGTAAATGCTGAGACGATGACCGACATCTACACAAGGGTTGTGACGGGTGGCGGCACTGATGCTGTCTTTGTTGAGACGCAAACGACAGTCACGGCTAACTACACCATTACCACCAACAGGAACGCCATGAGCGCCGGACCTGTGACGATCAACAGCGGTGTCGTTGTAACCATCCCTAGCGGATCAGTTTGG